ATCCTTCCACAAGAAGACGACCTTGTAGGTCAAAAACTTCTACAAAACCGCCTTCTTTTCAACGTCTTCCAAGAATATGCCCGGTCAGGTTTGCTTGACCGTGTTTTTTTAGTTGACAATTTTAAATTATCTGGTATAATGGGTCCAGTTCCAATAATGAAGTTCTGGAACTCAATGAATAACTTGGTGGCAACAACTTATCATATGTTGAATGTCTTTCAAAATACGCAGCCAGTAATGACTACACAAACTAAGCGTATCGACACTGCTCGTGTATCCACCTTTGGTTTGCTTGATTCAGAAAATAATGAAGAAAAAATGTTTTTTGACCTTGACATTCCAAGGGAAAAAAGTTATTATTATGGAGTTCCGAAAAAACAACTAGAAGAAGATCCTAACTTGATGGAGGTTATTCGTGGAAACTTAAAACAAAACACAGAACACGAAAAAATGAAAATAACTTATTCGGTCCATTCAACCGATTATAAAGAGATTATATCTTACTGCGAAAAAAGCAGCACTTTGATACAACAACTAGCAGCGTGATAGATCAACACACTGACTTTAACTAAGGAGAAAATTATTATGGGAATTAATATGGAGAAAATGCGTGCTCGTATGGAGGCGCTTCAAGGAAACGGAAACAACTCACGTAAGAACAACTTCTGGAAACCGGAAGAGGGTGAGCAAACTATTCGATTGGTAGCGCCATCAGATGGCGACCCCTTCCGAGATTTTTGGTTTCACTATGACGTAGCGGGTGAACCTGGATTCCTATCACCAAAACGAAACTTTGGAGAGGATTGCCCACTTGATGACTACGTTCGTGCTCTATGGCGTGAGGGTTCAGAGGAGTCCAAACGTGTAGCACGTAAATTGGGCGCAAAGCAGCGTTTCTTTGCTCCAGTTCTTGTCCGAGGGCAAGAGGAAGAAGGCGTAAAAGTTTGGGGATTTGGTAAGCGTGCTTACGAAACTCTACTTGGTCTTGTTCTAAACCCAGAATATGGTGATATCACAGACCCTAACGAGGGAACTGATTTGGTTATCACTTACTCAAAACCAGCAGGAGCATCTTATCCAGAGACTAAGATTACTCCACGTCGTAAGTCTTCTCTTCTTCACGAGGACGAGACACAAGCACGCACTCTAATGGAGTCTGTGCCTGACTTTGATGAGGTCTTCGCTGACGCTCGTCGTTCCTCTACGCAAGTAGCGGATATTCTTGACCGCTTCCTCAACACAGTTGACGAGGCAGTCACCAACCAACCAGTATCCACTACCTCTACTGGTGCAGTTTCTGATGTGGACCAAGCGTTTGCTGATCTACTAGGTAGTTAATCCTTGTTTAGATAACCGCAGGGGGGCACGGGTTTATAGGTGCCCCGCATATTTTTGATAATTAAAAGGGGAAGAAGTGTTCGTAAAAGCCATCAAGTGTGAAGAGTGTAATACAACTGTTTATTCAAGAGCAAGAGAAGACGTGAGAGAGTGCGAGTGTGGACGAGTAATGGTCTACGGAGGTTTTCTAACTCACTTCAAATATGATATCAAAGATAAAAAAACAAAATTCAAAACCCTCAAAATGAACATTAAAGCAACTCCAAACGATCTTTATAACGATTATGAAAACATGGAAGATAAATTTGGGTTGATCAAACAAAAGAAACAAGAAACCAATTCAACTTATACATTTTAGGAGATAATCGTGAAAAAGTGGAAAAAAGGAGAGGACGGTTGGGATGATGCGCTTCAAGATTTAGCACATCGTTATAAAGGTCTCGGCGGGGGACCAGATAGCGAATCTTCAGTTCATGCTTCAAAACAAGATATTAAAGAAGGTTATGCTTGGTTCTGGTCTGATAACAGTGATGTTTCTAATCTTATCCAACGCTCTAAGGAATATATTTTAGAAGTAAGAGACTTCGGTGGTAATGTTTCAATGAAAGTTGATAAACGTGCTTACCGTGGAACTATTTATGCTTTTAGACCTGATAAGAACGGGAGTATAGGGGAGGAAGAAGTTGTCTAAAAAGAAATCTGCTGGTCGCTTATCAATAGACCAGATGAGAAAATTAATTAATAAAAAAGCAGGACAGGAAGTCTCTGTTGACTTAGCAGACCCAAACAATCCAACAACTGTAAAGCAATGGATTCCAACAGGCGCTCGTTGGTTAGATAGTATTATCTGCCGAGGTAAAGTTGCTGGTATTCCAGTTGGTAAAGTTACAGAGATTGCTGGTCTGGAAGCAAGTGGTAAGTCCTATATGGCAGCACAAATAGCAGGTAATGCCCAAAAGATGGGCATTGATGTTGTTTATTTTGATTCAGAGTCGTCACTTGACTTTAGTTTCTTGGAGAAAGCAGGATGCGATCCTTCAAAGATTCTTTACGTTCAAGCAACCTCGGTAGAGTTTGTCTTGGAAACAATCGAGGAACTACTCTCTTCAACAGACAGTCAGTTTCTTTTTATCTGGGATAGTTTGGCTCTTACTCCTTCTATTTCAGATGTAGAAGGCGACTTCAACCCACAGTCAACTATGGCGGTTAAAGCACGCATTCTATCCAAAGGAATGTCAAAATTAACTGTTCCTATTGCGAATAGTCAGTCAACATTCTTGGTTCTAAATCAGTTGAAGGACAACATCACTCGTTCTCCTTCTGAAGCACTTACCACTCCTTACATGACACCGGGTGGTAAAGCAATGATTTACACCTATTCGCTACGCATTTGGTTGACCCGACCAAAAGCAAAGGCATCTTTCGTCACCGACGATAAGGGTTATCGTATCGGCAATACTGTGAAAGTAAAACTTGAGAAGTCTCGTTTTGGTTCACAAGGTCGTCAGTGTCAGTTCCAAATCCTCTGGGGAGACACCGTAGGTGTTGCTGATGAGGAAAGTTGGTTTGATGCTATCCAAGGTTCAGAGTACCTAGAACGCTCTGGTGCTTGGTATGAACTCAAATATGCTGACGGAACTGGTGAGAAGTTCCAATCAGCACATTGGTTGACTAAACTTCAAGACGACAAGTTTAAAGCCCGTGTTTTAGAAATCATGGACGAAGAGGTTGTTATGAAGTTTGATAAGCGTTCAGGAGACGCAACCGAGTTCTACGAAGAAAGTGCTTGACTTTTAGTATAATTTAGTTTAGTATTCTATCATGGAGTGCAGAACTAAAACCCTCTCTAAAAAAGAACAGAACTATGTTGAGTTGGCGTCTCGGATAAGTTATCAATCCGACCACCATCATCGACATGGTGCTGTTCTTGTAAAGGGTTCCCGTGTAATAAACACCTCCCACAACAAAACCAAGTTCAACTCATTTGCTTCTCGTTTCTTTCCAAGACAAAAAGAGTGGGCAACTATTCATGCCGAGTTGGGTTCTATTCTAAATGTAGAAAGAAAGAACACAGAAGGTGCTACGGTTTATGTTGTGAGAATGAGTATAGAAGATAAACTAAGGATGAGCAAACCATGCGAAATGTGCAAAGCAGCGATGAAATGGGTGGGAATAAAAAAAGTAGTTTATTCCACCAATACAGGGTTCAAGGAGATGAAACTTTGAGCGAACGAATTATTATTATTGACGGACTAAACATGTTCCTACGAAACTACATTGTAGTCCCACAAATATCAAAAGACGGACAACCTATCGGTGGAACAACTGGTTTTCTCAAGTCCTTACAGAAACTTTGCCGTGAAATGAACCCAACCCAAGTTATTGTCTGCTGGGACGGACGAGGTGGTTCTCGCAAGCGCAAACAGCAAAACAAGAACTACAAAGAGGGTCGTGCCCCTATTCGTCTCAACCGCAACTTCAAGGTTTTGACGGAGGACCAAGAAAAAGAAAATAAAATTTGGCAAATGGAACGCATTTGGAACTATCTGAATAACCTTCCAGTAGTCCAACTAATAGCAGACGAAGTAGAAGCAGACGACATTATTGCTTACCTTTGTCGTTATTCGTCTCTAAAAGACGCTCAAAAGATTATTGTTTCAAGCGATAAAGACTTTTATCAACTGCTGGACCATAACACTATTCTTTACAGACCAGTTCAGAAACAATTACTAACACAGAAAACTGTAATAAAAGAGCACGGCATTCACCCAAACAACTTTGCTCTTGCCCGTGCTATTGTTGGAGATAAGTCAGACAACCTTGACGGAGTTCCCTCTGTTGGACTAAAAACCGTAGCAAAACGCTTTCCTTTTTTTGAGAAAGAAGACGATGTTTATCTTAATGATCTAATAGAGTTCTGCGAGAACCAGGAGAGCACAGCAAAGGTGTACGATGCCATAACAGAGCATAAAGACCTTGTGCAATCTAATTATAACCTGATGCAACTGTATAGCCCAAGCCTTTCGGCACAGACTAAACAGAGTATCGAATGGATTCTTGACAACTTCGAACACACCTTCAATAAAACTCAAACACAAGTTATG